CTACTCTTTACTGTTTCATTAAACTCTTCATCTAAATGAAACGATACATAAAACTCCATTGCTTGCAAATACTTATTAATCAATTGATTCATTATAGGTATATACTTCTTAATGATTTGTGCCTTGGCGCCTTTGTCATTTAATACTTGTCTTAATACATCTTGATACTTTTTATCTTCAACAATTTTATCTAATTCTATTTTACAATGTCTTAATTGGTCTTTCATTTCATCTAATTGTTTTCTAATATTTGCTATATCTTCATCCTTATTTTTAAATACTTTTAAATCTTCTTCTATATTATCACTATGAGTTTTTAAACTATCTAATGACGTTTCTACTTTTGATAAATCAACATTTAAACTATAAATCTTATCTGCTACTTTATCATATTCAGTTATCTTTTCACCCATACTTACAAGTTCTTTTAATAACTTTTCCATACCATCTTGTAATATATTAATCTTATTTTTCTCTTCATCACATTTTTGATGTTTAAATTCTGGAGATAATGGTTGTGTACAGGTTGGACATACATCATTTTCTTCAAAAAATTTTAAAGACTTCTTATGTCTTTCTAAATTAGTTTCAATCTTCGCTTCTATTTTGGTTAGTTTTGTATTCTTATCATCAACATCAACTCTATCTTTTACACTCTCTTTTGCTAAAACTATCTCTTTATTAATAGCATCCATCTTACTTTCATATTCTAGTCTATTCTTGGTATTCTGCTCAAACACCCTATTTCTATGCGTTTGGACGTCTATATCCTTGTGGAGAAGGGTGTCCAAGTACTTTGCTTCAGTCTGATACTTGGTTTCTATAAGCTCACATTGATGTCTTGTTTCTGTTATTTTGTTCTGTAAATCTCTTTGTTGACCACTCAATATTGTATCCATTCTACTAAATGCTCTTATGTCTAAAATCTCTTCAACAACCTCTCTTCTAAAACTTGCTCTCATTTTCATAAATGGCATATAAGAAGAAGACCCTAATAATACTACTTGACAAAATGACCTATAATTACACCTCATAATATTATTTTCAAGATACTTTTGATAATCAATTGCGCTTGCGTCTTGACTCATTAATTGTCCATCACAATGTATTTCAAAGATGTTTGGTTTAACTCCTCTTTTAACAATATACTCTTTTGGACCAACACTAAATTCTAATTCAACCTCACAACCACCATTGTTAATAGTATTAACCATTTGGTCTTTCTTAATAATACGAAATGGTCTATTAAATAAAGCAAAACATAATGCGTCTAACAAAGTAGATTTACCACTTCCGTTAGAACCTATAACTAGTGTTAATTGTGATTTTTTTAAATCAATAACAATTGGAACATTGCCTGTAGATAAAAAATTCTTGTAAGATATTCGCTTAAACTGTATCATAATATAAAAACTAAAAATTAATAACCTTCTTCTTTCAAATTCTTTCCTAATCCGACATAAGGTGATCCACCTGGTGTCATTAATTTTGATTTTTGGTTTGGAGGATTCATAAAACAATTACCTGATACACTTATTCTTTCTCCTGGTGTTCTATAAGGAAATACTTCGTGTCTTAATTGAGCAGGAAATAACCACATATAACCTTCTTCAGGTGCATATTTGTATGTATGTTCTGCCCATTTTGGTTGAGTAGCTTCCCCATAATGAAATCCTATAACTCCTGGACCAAGACCAGTTCCTTGAAATGCTTTTCTTTCTTCTTCTATATTTGGTGTTTTTAAATATATAACCCAAGTGAATTGTCCACCGTGTGTATGGCTAGGATTCATTTCGGTTTCTTTCATAAAATTAATCCACACATCCATTAATGTATATGATTTTGAAAACTGTTGTTCATCATATGGTTGACCAATAAATTGACAACCGCCTTCAACATATGCGTCTATATATGGTTGAAATTTTTTAAGGTACCATTCTTTATCTTCTGTAGTATAAGTTCTTTGGTCACCTAATAGTCCTGCTAATCTTTTATTAGCCGTACCTTTTGGAAGTTTTTTTCCTCTTTCTAAAAGTCCTTTACAAAAATCATCATCTACTTTCATATAACACACATATGGTCCAAAATTTAAATGCCCCAATACTTGTACTTTTGGTTTTGCACCCATAAATTGAGTTGGGGTATTATTCATTTGTGCTTCAAGTTTTTGTTGAAATTCTTCCATCTCCTTTTGTTCTTTATCTTTAGTTTCTTTACTCTTTATACTCATTGATTTACCTCACTATATAATTCTTTAGTATAATCTTTTAATTTTCTTTTGTCAAGGTCTGTATCAAGTTGGTCTATATACTTGCCCAAAAATGTAAGTGTATCTTCACCTTGTTCTATTAAGTCTTCTTTTACACTAGCAGTTACATCACTAGTATCCTCAAAAATATTTAGTTCGTGTATATTCAATGTACTATACAACCTATTGATAAACTTATCATACATATCTTCATCTGTTTTTTGAGATATAAACAATTTAATATAACTGTTATTAAATCTTGATATGTCTAACGTATTATAATCGTGTTGTGTATCATCATACACTATCTTTTTAAATATTCTTATTGGATTTGGAACTCTAGTTAACTCTCTAGTATCTGTATCAAATATATGAAACCCTTTTGGATCTTTATAATCATTCCAAGTTATTTCATATTGTGTACCTAAATAATAAATGCGTCCATCATCTGATTTTTTATGAAAATGACCTGATATAACTTTTTCAAATCTATGAAACATTGACCTATCTAAACCTTGTTCGTTCATAAATCCTCTATTCATTTCAAACCCTTTAATTTCTAAATGCCCCATACATATTTCAGCATTTGAATTTTCAATAGCATATAAAGACTCTTCATATGTTTCATCACATATCCAAGGCATAAACAATATAGGCAATCCATCAAAGGTAACTTCTTTTGGTGTTGCATATATCCAAGGTTCATTTTGACCATCATACGTTGTACATAATTCAGTAATTGCATTTACATTATTAGTATTCTTATAATAAGTATCGTGATTGCCTAATATAATATGTGTATCAACCTTTTCTTCCCAAAGTCTTTTCATAAACTTTTGGCGAAAAAAATTAGCAGTCTTATAGTTTATAAATTTACGTCTATCAACTACGTCACCTAAATGTATTAATGTCTTGATGTTATGTTCTTTCAAATATGGAAAAAATACTTCATCATAAAATCGTTCTTGATAATGTACAAAATGAGGACTGTCGTTCCGACAACCAAAGTGTGTATCGTTTAGTAGGGCAATCTTCACGTGTAATAATTCTCCAATATAAAGTCGTGATAACTTGAATGTGTTTCAGCATCCCTATTCCACATTTCTTTACGTTCATCTAATTTCTTAAAATATGGATCCATTATTTCTTTTATTTCTTCTTTAGTCTTATGTGTATGATATACTAAATTAGGTATATCATCTGGTGCCCAATTGAAACCAGCCGCTATAAAATGTAATCCACTATTACCAGCTTTTTCAGGAGAATCAATAGGAAACTCCCAATATTTATTTCTTTGTAAAGCAGCTTGTAAATATCCAAGGAACATTTTAGGTTGCTTCGTAATTAAACTTTCTTCCCATACTCTATTGTTATTTGCTTTCCAATATGGTGTATCATTTCTTGTTGATAAAGCATAATGCATCCCAACAAATTCAGCAAAAGCATAATATATAGATTTACAAGCAAATGTAAAGTTATCTCTATCCCATTGTGTAATTTCACCTCTTCTTAAATTTCTTACAAGTTCTATTAAAAATTCGTGTACTGAAAACAAACCATTACTCTCTAGTGGTTCAATAAATCCAGCAGATAGTCCTATAGCAGCCACATTTTTTACAAATAATCTTTCGTGTATACCACACTTCATTTTAAGATTTCTAAATTCGTGTTCTTCATTACCAAACCCAGGTCGTACACCTGCTAAATGATTTTTAAATTCTTTTAAAGCAGTTTCATCATCTACAAATTTATCTGAATAAACATATCCTGTACCAACTCTACTCCACAATGGTATATTCCATACCCAACCGTTCTCTATTGCTGTACAGTTGGTAAAAGATTCAACTTCTTTCTTTTTATCTACATAAGGAATCTTGGTTGCCCACGCTTTATTATTTGGTAGTTTAGGGATAGGTTCAAAAGGTTCTTTTAATGCCTCTCCTAAAAGCATTGCTTTAAAACCTGTACAATCAATATATAGGTCTGCTTTATGTTTGCCGTTCAAAGAAACAATACCATTTTCATCTTGTTTAATATCTTTTATATCTTCTTGAATATATTTTACACCTCTAGGGATACAATAATAAACCTTCAACCATATACCAAATTTAATTGCGTCAAACTGATAAGCAGAATCTTTATCATTGTCAAAACCATAGAAGTTTTGAGCACCTTTACCTTGATTAATTAATGCCATAACAGGAGAAAAACTATCAGCATAATCTGAAACAGGTGTTTCTGGATAATATGCCTTTTTCATCCACCAATCATTATAATTTAATCTAGTTCCTTCTGTTACAACTGCACCAAAAGGATAGTGAAATGCCGCCTCGTTTTTTCCATTAAAGTCTGTAAACTTAATACTAAATTTAATAGTGCCATCTGTATGTTGTAAAAATTCTCTATCATCTATGCCTAAAAATTTTGTCCATTGTTTAACTTTTGATATTGTACTTTCACCAACTGATATTGTTGGAACGTTAGGTGATTCTAATACTGTTATATCTTTGTCGGGAAATGCTCTGATTAAAGTTGCCGCTGTCATCCAGCCAGCAGAACCTCCACCGACTATTAAAATCTTATCACACTTCATAATTATTTTTTTCTTTTAACTGATTTCTTTTTAGTTGTTGTTTTCTTAACTGGTTCTTCCGCTGGTATATTCTTACGTAGAAATTCTGTAAATTGATTTTTAAACTCTCTATCTTCTCCAGGTTGCAAAGTCATATCATCATAGTTTGCGTTTTGAATCATACGGTGTTTAATAGTTGTTTGTTTTTTCTCTTTCTGTATTCTCCGTACAAAAGCATAATAGATAATTTGTGTGAAATATGCAAAGGGATTGTTAGATGTTTTAGGATTGAAATTATCAAGATACTGCAAACAGTTTTCTATACCATCTGATATCATATCATCACGATAGGTATAGTTTATAAAGTTTGGTCTATAAGATAAGTGATTCGCTATCTTCAAAAAACACTCACCAACATAGTCTGGTACTGGTGGTTTATTTTGTTTTTCTCTTTTAGCTTTATTTACAGACTTTTTATACAATATCATTGCCTGTAAAAATTCCTTATTATTTACATAATGTTCTGGTTTTTTCTTAATTCTTGTTGAATTCATCATAATTACATATTACATCATTTTTTATATATTGTCAATGGTGATACCAACATTGACTTTTCCCGAATTTTGTGTATAATGGACTATGTAGTCCGTTGGAGAATGCTCCAAGCACCTAGTGGAGAGTTCTCTTTGTCGCCTTTTCTTTAAAGATTTCATTTAACATTTCATTATCTTCGTCTGACAATTGTTCTTGTTTAAAAAAATCACCCTTGCCTTTTTTAGGTTGGTCTAATTTATCATAATCATTTGCTAGGTTTAAATAACTTTTTGACATATCTCCAGACGCCATAGTTATTGTCATTATTTTATCTTTTGGAATAGTTATCAATTTATCTGGTGTATAGTTAACCCATTTAATAAGAGCAATATAATCTCTTATTCCCATAGGTGTCATCTGTGGAATATACTTAATCTGTAATGGTTTTGCGATTCTAAGCAAAGGAGATTTGTCTGGTAGTTGTTTATCTCCAGCTGGTAAATGTGCAACAACATCATCACCGTTTACTAGTTTGATTATTCTTATGTCAGCTTTTACTTTGTCCATTTTTCTCCAATTTTATGTTGTGGATTTCATAATCAAAGTCTTCACTATTGTATATATTTATACGTTCCCTAAAATGTTGAAGAGTATAATTTTCTTTTTCTCCATAGGAAAGGTCATCAGCAATGTCATATAACGTTGCGTGTGATTTGTTATCTTTTAGTCTTAATCCTCGTCCTATTGATTGTAAATTTCTTATACGAGATTTACTAGGGCTACTAAAAACAATATTGTGTAAATTACGGATATTAATACCAGTACTGAACGTCCCATAAGAAGCGACAATAATCGCATTATCGGACTTTTCTGTAATTGCTCGGACTTGTTCTCGTTCATCAGCTTCCACTCCTCCGTGGATATAGAATATAGGTCGGTCACCTGCCTTATCTTTTATTAATTCATATAATAACTTACCGTGCTTTTCTACATACTGAAACAAGCATAAAGTGTTGCCGTGCAAATTAGTGACCAGATTTTTTATGTATTTATTTCTTTTCTCATTTCTAACTAAAAAATCCATTTCTTCTTGATAGGTTTTATTTTTTAAGAAATCTCTTTGTACTTTACTGTATTGTAATACTAAACAGAAAATTTTAAGTTTAGCAAGTTGTTCTTTGTCTTGAAGTTCAGTTGTGGTAGTAACTTTATTGACTGCACCAAACAGTCCTTCTAGTACTAGTTTATGTGTTTTACTATCATCTAGGGTACCTGTACAACCTACCTTATATTTACAGTTAGTTAACTTCGTTAGTATTTTAGTTAGTGATACTGCCTTAAATAAGTGTGCTTCGTCACCAATTATCATACCATAGTCGCTAAAATAGTTCTTTGATAGATTGTAAATTGATTGCCAAGTAGATATGACTACTCTTTTAGGTGTTATCTTACTATGTCCTTCATAGATTCTATGTACATTTTTTAAACTATCATAGCCATAGTCTTTAAAATCTTTATATAATTGTTCTACTAATGATGTGGTAGGTACTATAATTAATATTTTTTTATTTTTAGGTATTCTTAATAGATTGAAACGTACTAATAGATATAGAATAAGTGATTTACCACTAGCAGTTGGAGATAATAATAAACAACGATTTTTCTTTATTGCGTGGATAAATGCTTCTTTTTGGTACTCTCTTACTTTCAATGGTAAGTTTAATGCTTCAATAAATTCAGGAAGACATAAAGAATTTACTTTAGTATCTTCTATCTTTGTTCCATCAACAACTTCTATATCATTTTCTTTGCACCAGTTAAGTACATATGGATATAATCCAACGTATATTTGACCAGTTGCATATGAAAATAATCGTATCTTACCGTCCCATACCCTATTACGAAATTGTGGCATAAAACGAAAACCAGGCACTTCAAAAGTAAAGTGTTGACCTAATTCTCTTCTAATAGAATCTTCTGCTTCTATCTTTAAATAGACATCATCCTTCTTGTCTATTACAAGATATCTTACATTTTTCATATTAACTTTAAATAGTTATCTTTGTGTGGATTTTCTGTTAATAAATCAAATGCAATTGTTATTCTTTCATTATCTGAATTGTGTATATCTGTATAGTGTGGTACATTATCTGGAAATATAGTCATTTTACCTACATCATTTTTACTACTATATGTCATAGGGTCATTAATTTGATTTATTGGATTAATATAATGGGTAGATGTATCATCACATTGTACACAAATATGACCTCCTAAATAACAGCTTGGTCCTATATTATGTAGATGAGGTTTTATTTGTTCTCCTTTTCTCATTATATTAGCCCAACATTGTATATACAAATCATTTGGAAGTGGTTGATTAAAATATTTTAAAATGTGATTATGAAAACTTACTATGTTTCCTTTTAAATTTTGTATATTTTTACCTTCCCATTTTAAAACATTATACTTATCAAATCTAGTTGTTGTACTATCCTTTTTTAGTCCTGTATAAGCGTCACCTGATACAGTTGATATAGGCAAACTTAATAGTTCTTTTTCTTTGCTTAAGATAAGCTTTGCTAACTCTTTTAAATCAAGTTGTGATGTTTGAGTTTCAAATATTGTGTAATCAAACTCGGGAGCAAAAAAAGTTCTTTTAGGGTCACTTTTAAATTTTACTATATTAACTGCACCCATATTAAAGTGCTCCTGATGTAAACTTCTTCCAATCAATTGCGTTCTTGATAGTAAATGTTCTATTTGTAATTTGTCTAATACTTCTATCTAAAAAATCAACAACTGCATTTAGATAATCAACCTTTTGTTTTGCTCTAATAACTTCTTCGTCTGAATCAATATACTTATCTACGTCTTGTCTTAATATTTTTAAGTTAAAAGGTTTTTCAGCATAAACAGTAGGGTCTGCTTTACCTGTATAGTATTCCCACTTTGCTCTTTTAATTATATGTAATTCGCTTTCTGCTCTACTTAACATTAACTTAAATTTTGTTAAGTGTTTCAGATATTTGTTATGTAATTGAGGTGTTTTGATTGATTCTAAATCAAGTTCACTATCGTTAATTTTTAAATCTTTGTCTGCTTGTTCTTGTAATTGTTCTAAATCCATAATTATCACTATATCATACTATAATAGAAAAGTAAAGTTTCTAC